GCATCCGGGTTGGTGAACTTCACGCGCAAGCCGTGCGGCATTTCGAAGAAACTGCGCTGCCCGGCGAACTTGTTGGAATTGTTGGGCGTGAACACGCCCACCGGCTGCTGGTCCGGCTTGTCCCACACCACGCTGATCTTGCCGTCGCGGAACCCTCGCGTTGCCATGCCGGCGGAAAACACATCGCTGACCAGTTCCAGCAACGTGGTCGCGCTGTCCACCACCATGCTGCATTCAAGTTCGCGGGCGGTGCAGTAATCTGCGAATTCTTCCAGCGCGTCCAGGTCAATCATGGCATCGGTGGCGTGCAGCTTGATGGCCGGGCAATGCCGCATCAGCCAGTGCGCCACCCACGCCGGGTTGCGGCTGTACTGGTTCACCCAGGCGGCGCCGGTCCACACGGGTATCGACTGGCGCTGCAGCACGTTCAGCGTCTGCACCGCGCCGTTCAACTGGTCCGTGGCCTTGATGCGCAGGCACAGCTTGTTGGTGCCCGTGGTGCTGGGGTTGGTCTTGCGCGTGGTGCGCAACGCATACACCGACGCTGCGCCTTGCCGGCTGTTGGCTTCCGCTGCGCCCCACGCGGTCGCACCGCGGGTGATGCGGACTTCGTACTGGCCAGACGCCGGCACAATCCACGACACCGCCACGGTGAATGGGTCGCGGTTGGCGGTCTTCACCGTGCCGGCCGACCAGTTCAACTTTCGGGTGGTGATGGGTGCGGCCAGCCAGGTGCCGGAACCCACCAGGCGGTATTCGAACGTGATGTTGGCGGTGGCCTGGACGATCTTTCCTTTCTTGTCGCCACCATACAGCCCGTTGAAATTGATGATGACGCCCAGTTCGTCGGCCTGCACCTGCGACGTGCGCGTCACCACGTTGCCGTCATCCAGCGTGGCGCCCACGGCGTCTTCGTACACGTCATCGCTGTACAGCGTGGGCGTGGTGGTGATTTCGTATTCCACTTCGTCGTAGCTGTCGATCGGGGTTTCACCGATGCGGATGTCGCTGACGTCGATATCACCGTGGCCCAGGTCCAGCATCATGCGGATGTACTGCGCGCTGCCCACGTTTTCCGTGTACGGCAGGGCCGCGTGCGGCGGGAAGTAGCGCATTTCGCCCAGCACCAGCGGGATCACACCATACTGGTTCACCTGGTTGCTGGTGCCCGTCAGTGCAAACTGGCGTTCCGGCGCTTCCTGTGGGCCGGACAGCTTGGGTTGCGGTGGTGGCACAAGCGCGTTGACCAGCGCCATGCCGATCATGGTCAAGCCGGATGCCACCATGGCGGTGGTGACGCCCATACCCGCCAATGCGGCGCCTGCCGACGTGCCCATGATGATCGGTGCCACGTACCACGCGACAACGATCACCACCACCATTAGCACCAGGCGCAGCCACTTATTGCCGCTGCCACCACCGCCCGCCGGCATCACCGTCAGCGCGATCTTCGTGCCGGCCTTGGGTTTGACGCGCTGCCACAGTTCGGCCGGCACTTCGTAGCCATTGATTTCCACGCGCAAGGTGCTGGCGAGCTCGTACCCGTCGCGGCAGTCATCCAGAATCTGCTGGATGGTGCGCCCTGCCTTCACCGCCACGACGCTGGGCGTCTGGCTGAAGGGGTGCGGGCGCGCGATGACGGTGGCTTCATCCGCGTACATAGAAACCCTCGATCCTTTTTTCCCACATAGGCGACGCCAAGCGCTCGATGCAGCTGGTTTCACCCGGCGGCACGTGCAGGAAGCGGCGCGCGTCCACCATCACGCCTACGTGCCACGGCTTGCCGGCGATGCGAAAGATAACCAGCGCGCCTTCCACGGCATGCTCCACGCGGTGCCAGCCTTCGATCAGTCCAGCGGTTATGGCATCGGCCACAGCGTGACGGTCACGTGCTTCGGTGTAGCGCCCGCCGTAGTCGGGCAAGGTGATGCCGTATTCCTGTTGCATTACGTGGCGCGTCAACCCCCAGCAATCGAAGCCGGATGCGTCACGGCCGTGGTCTGCGAACGGCAGGCCGATGTACGGCGTGGTGTTCATCGGAACAGCCCGGGCGAATTGCTTGGGTTGTAGGTCTGGCCGGGCGCAGCCTGCATCCAGATGTCTTCCTGGTACACCAGCGTGGACACGGTGGTCAGGCGATCCCAGGACGCCTGCCCCATCAGGAAGTCGATGGGGCCGTATTCGATCACTTCGGGCGTGTCGGCAATCACCAGCATGAATGTCATGGTGGCGCGGCCAGTCAGTGACGACAGCACGCGCAGAATTTCGCGATCCACGTTGTCGATCTTCACCGCGGCTCGGGGCAAGTCGTTGTCGTCGTCTTGCGGCAGGATGAATTCGAACGGGAACGGGTTGTACGTGCCATCGCTGCGCACGCAGGGCACAGTGTCGCCACAGATGCGCTGCGTAGGAATGGACGCATGGGTGATGCGCAGCAGCGGCACGAATACCTTGTCGCACTCGCGCGCCATCACGGCAGCCATGGCGGGACCGGATACGTGGCGCATTAGGGCAGCAGTTCCAGATCAAGCGTGGCGTATCCACGGTTGCCATTGCCGCGCGGCTCCCACTGCGGGCGCGTCTTGAACCTGTACAGGCGCACGTTTCCGCCACCGATTGCACGACGGAAGTCTGACCACTCGAACGGTAGCGCATCTTTCAGCGTGGTGACCACGAACGCTTCCAGAATCAGCCACTGCGCCTGCGTCAGCGGCAAGGTGATGGACACGTCTTCCGCCACGGCGCTGTAGTGCCGGCGCGTCTTGGCCACGCCTGCCGACACGTCGCTGCGTATCTGGTTGCCCTGCGGCCGATAGATGCAGCTGTCGATCAAGGGATTGGGCAGCGTGCCCGGCCACGGACTAGCCATACGGCGTTCCCCTGCCCATGCCGGCCAGAGCGGCCTTGTTCATCACCGAACCCTTGCGCGCCAGGCCATCGGCCACCTTGGCCACAGCCAGGTTTACAGCGGTCTGGATGATCAGCTTGCCGTTTTCCATGGTGAACGTGGGCTCTTCCATTTCTGCCTTGCCATTCGTGTTGTTGTTCACGTTGAACTCGATGGCAGGCATGCCACCCAGGCCCATGCCACCACCGGCACCCATGGTGCCGACCGGGCCACCCGCTGCGAATTTTTGTGCGTTCAAGTCGTGGAACACGTCGGCGCCATACTTGTTGACGGCAGCCGCATTGATCACGTATTCGCCATTGCTTAGGTTTGCGCGGATGCTGTCGCTGGTGCCGCTGCCGGGGCCGCGCACCAGACCGCCGGTGGCGATATTCAAACCGCCGCCCATCAGGTCGACCACGCCGCCCATTTCACCGTTGGCACCACCGCCTCCGAAAAACATGCTGAACAACCATTGGATCGCTTTTTCCGCCAGCATTTGCTGGGCCATGCGCTTCACACGATCGAAGTATTCTTCAGCCGCATCGCCCGCACTGCTGAAGTCGTACAGTGCGCTGACGGCCAGGTCGGTGGTGGCGTCCTTCAGGTCATTCAGGGCGCCCATGGTTTCGCGCGCATCCTGCAGGCGCTTGGTCGATTCCACGATGGCCGCGCCTCGCTCGCTTTCGGCCGTGACACCCGCGGCCAGCAGGTTGTTGCGGATCTCCAACTGTTCGTTGGACAGGCCCATGGCTTCGATTTCTAGATCAATGCTGCGCTGCACGTCCTGCGCAACATCATCGCGGCGCTGCATGGCGTCCTGCTCTTTCTCCCACGCATCCAGCTTGGCGTTGCTGGCATCCACGGCGGCTTCGCCCCAGATGCCTTCGTACACAGCCAAGTCGGCCATCAGCTTTTCAAACTCTGACAGCTCTTCCTTGGCTTCCTTGGCCCGTGATTTCTTGCCTGTGTCGGGGCTGCCACCGGTGGCCCTGGCTTTCGCGGGTGCGCTGCCGTCAATGATTTTGACGCCGATCGCGCGGCGGCGGCTTTCTTCTTCGCGACGCTCGGCAACCGCAAGGGAATCCTGCAGTTGCTTCAGCTTTGCTTGTTCCTGCGTCAACAGCTTCGCATCACCAGCCCCAAGGAACGGCACGTTGACTGTGCGCGCAGCCATCCGCTGCTGCGCAAAAACCTTGCCTTCCTGGTCATCAATCTGGTTGCGCAGCACGGTGGTGCCGCGTTCGTTTTCCGCGCCGTAGTATTCACGCAGGGCGGTGATGGCGTTGACCGCCTGCGCCGCTACGCCTGCCAGCCAGCCCATCATGTCGTTGAACGCGGCACGTGTTTCCGGCGCGGATAACGTTGCCGCCAGGTCATTGACTGCAGCGGTGGCGCCCTTGATGCCTTCGCCGCCGGTGTCGCCTGTCAGTAGGTCGTTGAAATCATTTTTCAACCCCACCAACGCGCCGCCCAGCGTGTCGCGCGCGGCCTTCGCTGCGCCCTGGTACGACTCGTTCAAAATGTCGATGACGATCTGCTGCGCACCGGCAGTGTCGCCAGCATCTTCCAGCGCCTTGATTGACTTGCGGATGGCATCGGTAAACGCAGCGCCGAAACCTTGCTGTGCCAGTGCCGCCGCCGCCTTCGTAGGCGACTCCAGCGCACGGCCTATGGTTTCCGCGGACTGCTCCACGCTGATGCCAAGGCGCTGTGCTTGGTCAATGGCGACCTGCAACGCGGCGGGAAATTGCTCGCTGGCAATGCCGGAATAGGACAGTAGCCGGGTTTCCGCCTTGATGATTTCGCCGCTACTGAAGGTGGACGCTTGCGCGATACCATCCGCCATGGCCACCAGCTGGTCACGCGTGTATCCCGCGGCGTTGCCGGTGGACTTCAGCACGGCATCAAGCTGCGCCAGTTCCTGCTGCGACTGGATGGTGTTCTTTAGCAGCAGCGCCATGCCGGCGGCGACAGCAACGCCTGCAAACTTGATGCCGTTGCCGATCTTGTAGCCCAGGTCGTACCACTCTTTGCCAGCTTCTTCGTTGGCTTTTTTGCTGCTTTCAACCGCCGCCTTGGCTACGCTTTCGATGTCAGCCTTCACTGCACCGGAACCGTCGGTGGTGAACTTGACTTGGAACACGCTGGTGCGGCTAGTCATTGGGCTTGCCCTGTGCCATGACTTCCGCCGTGGCGGCAACAAACGCCTGCTCGATAGCGCGCAGATCCGCGAATAGCTGCGGCTGATCGGATTTCTTCAATCCCAATTCGCGGCGCAATAACGGCATGGCCGCCATCACGTCCGCGTAGCGCAGACCGGTGGGCCGGCCGCTGGGCGCATGCTGCCACTGCGTGCGCACCTGCATGAACAAAGCCGCCGCCGGTAAAGTCTCGGGCAGCAAGCGTGGCTGCGGACAGGCCGGGCACACGACGGGGCAGTCCCTGCAATAGCTGGACGTGAAGGTGTCGTCGTAGTGCCCCTCGAAGTCCCACAGTCGCTCTCCGTTTACGCCTGGGCCGGCGTTGGCGATCCATCTGGCCCAGGCGACAAGTTTTTTCGTACACCCTCACGGCTGGCGGTGAACAACGCCTCGCGCATGCGGTCGAAGATCCAGCGGTATTCCAACAGCGACTTCAGCCGTTCCGGTGCATACGCCCAGGGCGTGCCATCCGAATCGGCAATGTCGCGCCAGTCATGCGTGCGCGACAGCAATTCCGCGTGATCGGTTTCGCCCACGGCCGTCACTTCATCGAAGATGCGCACCAGGTCTTCCGTGGTTTTCACTTCACCGGCCCGGGCCAACATGCTGCCGCCCGTCTTTTCCAGCACGGCACGTTCGCGCTCGCGCAATTCATCCCGCGTGTACACCTGAAACAACAGGTGCACGGTGGTGTCGCCCTCCCCCGAAGGCAGTACCACCGGCACCCATATCCGTCCTACATCCGCCGCCCTGAACATGCCGCCGCTCCTGTCTGATTAAACGATTGCGCGTGCGCTCTTAAGCACCACGCTGAAACCCAGTTCCGCGCCAGATGGGCGGTACCCCTGGAAGGTGAAGTTCTGTTTCAAACCCTTGGGCCCGGTGATGCCCGGCGTGGGCGCTTCAATCACCGACACCGGAATGGTGAACACCAGCGATTCATTGCCCGCCGTACCCAGACCAGTGCCGCGCGACAGCGTGATCACCAGCGCAAGGTCGGTGTCGTTCTGCGCCTTGATTAGCAATGCAGGCGTGTCGAACTGGGCAACACCATCACCGGACAGCAAGGCCTGGCCTTCGGGCATGTCGTGGCGCTGGCCGCCGTCATTCAGGCAGTACAGGTCGGTGTCCAGGTCGTTGTTGAACGTCAGGTTCAACGTTTCCAAGCACACCAGCGTGGCGCCGCCGTCCAGCGACAGCGCCAAGTTGCTGATGCCGAATGCGGCGTGGCCGTAATCGGTCAGCGTCGCATCGACCGGCGAAGCTGGCAGGGTCTTTTTGCTGGCGCCACGAAGGTTGAACGTGGCGGTCTGGAACGGCGACGACGTGGAAAACGCGAACGTTGCCGACTCCACGCGGATGTCCATGTCGCGCACGTAACGGCCTGGCGTTGCGATGCGGCTGCTGAAGTCGCGTTCCAGCAACATCGCCACCGGCAACGGGTTGCCGCCCACGGTGTACGTATGCGTGTACGGCCCGGCACCGGTGGTGACCGGCGAACCGATCAGGTGTTTCAGCCAGAATGCAATGCTGGGGCCGATGGACAACACTGCACTGCCGGACGCATCCACGCGGCCGCGCTGGCCACGCAGGTTGCCGCGCAGGCCGCCGGCCAGCGTGGGGTCTTGTTCCAGCGGCTGGTTGTCGGCGAATTCATAGGTTCGGACGTACAGCAGTTCGGCGTCGGGCGAGCCCGGCACCGTGCGAAGGGCCGTCTGGGTAAGCCCGGCAAGTTTGGTCAGTGCACCGGTGGCCTGTGGCATGGGGGCTTACTCCTGGGTCTGTGAAGTGGTGCCACCGCCCTCGCCGTCCGCCACGGCGGCGACCTCGGCTTGGGCGATGACGGTGGCATTGCGTTGTTCGATATGGCCCGCGGCCAGCTGCGCATCGGCAGGCGTGGCGTAGGTGAAGCCCTTGGTTTCCACCAGGCGGATGGCGTCATCGGCCCGCACGGTGTGTTCGCCTGGCGTGTAGTCGCCCACGCGCAGCGCGCCACTTGCACCCGACAGCAGCACCTTGATGGTCAGGGGTTCAACCGATGTTTCACGGGAAGCATTGGGGGTCTGGCGGGTCATGGCATATCCCTGTGGATCGTGGCCATCACCCGGATGGTGAAGGCGGTGTGTTGGGTGGGGTGGCGGAAGGAACGGGCGTTGATGACGTCGGCCACGAAGGCGAGCGTGCAGGTGCCGGACAGGTCGGGGTTACGCAGCAGCAGGCGCACCAGCGCCGGCAGCACGCCGTCCACCTGATCCACGGACGTGTCGTAATCCTGTTGCAGCCACACCAGCGACAGTTCCACGTCACCCAGCCAGTCCTGCTGCGTGCTGTTGATGACCAGGCCGTCCGGGTCGCCGCCTTCGCTGCTGGCGCTGGCACCGCGCAGGTCGCCGGCGTCATGCACCCACACGGGGTAGTGTTCCTGCCCAATCTGTTCGAACGGGCGGTTGCCCTTCAGCACGGATGGCGTCACGGCATTGCCGTGCAGGCCCAGGCCCAGCACGTGCATGTCAGCCACGAACTGGGGATCGGTGGTCAGTAGCAACACCAGTGCGGCACGGGCGGCGGCGATCATGCTTGCGCGCCCTCCCAATCCTTGAACGCCTGGTCCAGATCCAACTGGTCCAGTGCGTCATCCGCATACGGGCGCGCAGGAATCGGCCGGGCATGCGGGTTGCCGTAGGGCTTGAACCCTTCATGCAAGGCGCGGGCCTGCACGCTGGTGTTAAAGCCGATGGCGTGGTCTTCAAGAATCTTGGAACCGAACCCACGGCGGAAGGTGCCGGTGCGGATCGGGATGGGGTACGCGCCGGCCGCAGCGGTACCAGGGCCGCTGGCCAGCTTGCGCGCGGCCTTCACCCATTGCTTGGCCAGGTTGCCCACCAGCGCCTTGGTCGACGGACGCACGGCACGCGCACGGTTGCCCGTGACAAGGATCATTTCCTGCGCGTCGAATACTATGCGGGTGCTCATGTGGCCCCCAATGCATACGGCCCGCTTTCCACGCCCACCAGGGCGACGCCGGAACCGGTCACCACGTCTTCGCCGCCGATGGCCAGCGCCATGTTTTCGTCGGCGCATTCGAATGCACGCGTGGCCTGCGCTTCAAACTCGCGGCGATCCAGATACGCCAGGCCTTCCATCGAACTGACCGCGTTGCTGTCAATGAACCCGGCGCGGCGCTTCCACAAGTGGGCGCTGCACCAGCACAGTTCCGCACTGCGCAGGCGTTCGTGGGTCGTGGTGTTTTCTGCTACGGCGTCATAGGCGGCAGTGCCGAACTTACCCTGCGCCCACAACTCCGCCCGCTTGATCAAGCGGGCGAGATAGCCATTCGTTTCGGTGGCCCAGTCAGCAGGCGTGCCGAACTGCGCGGCTTTGAACCCGGCGTCGGTGATGTCCTGCAGGGTGACTTTGGCCGCCATCGATGCGGGCGGGCCCGTTGCAGGCCCGCCCTACCCCATCAGCTGAACAGTACGCGGGCGATCTGCGCGGAATCACCGGCGATCGCGTTGTACTGGCCGCGGCCGTACCAGTCTTCGGCGGCCACGCTGGGTTCGCGCTTGCTTTCAATGGTCAGCGCCTTCCAGTCCGCGCGCTTCAGCTTGCGGCCCGGCAACACTACGTAGTAGTTGTTTTCGGCGGCGGCCACCTTGGTGCTGACAATCACGTTGCGCACGCTGAAGGCGATGGGCTGCTTGTTGGTGCCGTAGGCCAGCATGGCGCTGCCACGGGTGGCGTCCAGCATGGCCAACACGCGACCCACGTTTTCCGGCGCCACCAGGATATCCACCTGGGCATTGGAGCCCAGCGAATAGCCCTTGGCCTCGCATGCACGCAGGATGCCGGCGGTGGCCTTGTTGAACGTGGTGGCGGCGTCGGTGAGGAACGCGACGTTGATGCCGGCGGACTGGCCGGTGATCAGGCCATAGTGCAGCGATGCTTTCTTGTCGTAGTAGCTGGACAGGAATTCATTGACCGCATCGGCGATGTGGTAGAACTTGCTGAACTGGAACCACTCGTCAGCGATGGACAGGCCATCACCGAACGTCAGGTACGGCACGTTCACCTTGTTTTCGGTGATTTCGCGACGCGGCTTGATGGCGCCGCCCGGCTTCAACTGCGACCAGGTGAAGCCCATCGATGCACCGATCAGTTCGAAGTGATCCTGGTTGCTGCCCAGTATGCCCGGCACTTCATCAAAAAGTACCTGGTAACCCAGATCCATGTCGCGGATGTTGTCGGCGAAGAATTCGACGACACGGCCGCTGGTCGAAATCAGCGCGGGGTTGTCGCCCGGCGTGGCCCACTTGGCACCAAAGCGGTCGGCGCGGTCGGACTGCAGGTAAGCCTTCACCTGGTCCACCGTCAGGGTGACATCGCCGCCACCCATGCGCGCGTCAGTCGGCGCGGCGGCTTTCGCGGCCTGCGTCGGGCCAAGGATATCCAGGGCAAGCACCGGGAACAGCAGCGCAGCCTTGATGCTGTTGAACAGCGCGGAACGCTGCTCATCGGGCGTGCCCAGCGCACGCAGACCGTCGTAATTCAGATTCAGTTTCATTGCGGCGATCCCTTATGCGAAGGTGTTGAAGAGGACAAGCGGCGACACAACATCCGGCGCAGCAGCAGGCTGCAACGCCTGGCCGCACTTGGTGTTGCTGCCCACGGTGGTGGTCAGGCGCTTGTTGGTGTTGTCCCAGTACAGGACTTGACCTACGGCCCAGGCTTCACCGGCCAGCTTGGTGACGCCCGACACTTCGGCCTGGTACACGTGTTCGCCTACGGCACCGGCAAGCTCGGTGTTCAGCGGAATCCATGCCAGTGCGTTGTGCACGTGGATGACCTTGGCAACGGTGGCCAAGGTGGCGGCGAACTGGGTCTGGAAGACCTGGCCCGAATCACTGCGAATTTGAAGACCCATGTGCGTGCTCCAGTCAGATCAGGTTGGTGGCGGTGAACAGCGCCGGCGCACCCTTGTTGCCTTCCTCGACTTTCGGCGCGGGGGCATTCGGGTTGGACGGGGTGACGGTGCCGGACTTGCCGGCGCGGTCGCGTGCGGCCTTGGCGCGCGATTCCAGCGCGTCAATGGCGGAACCGGCGTAGAACGATTTCGCTGCGGCCACCGCTTCGTCGGTGTCGCCGCACATGCCGGCCGCGCGCTCACCGGCCACGATGTCGTCGATCAGGCTGGCGCGGTAGGACGCGGCGGCTTTGGCGGTTTCGCCCAGCAGTTCCGGCTTGTCCAGCAGGTGGGCGTGTTCGCCCAATGCGGCGCGGGCCTTGACCACGATGTCGTGTGACGGGGCAGCAGCATCAAGCTGGGACTGCAGCGTGGTATTGGCAGCCTTGGCGGCCTCGAACAATTCTTTGATATCCACTTCATTCTCCGGTGGGGTTTTTGCAGACTTGACCGCGCGTGCGCCGGGCTGTGCGCCCAGCCACACCAGCGAACCTTCCAACGCCTCGCCGGGCGACATAAGACGGCGGGCCGACATTTCGCGCCCCGCTTCGTCCACGATGTTTTCACCGCGCTTGGCGGTGAAGCCGACCGACACATCCGACACGATGCCGGCGTCAATCTCGGTCAAGAAATCCTTGTTGCTGTCGGTGCGCACCAGGTACGCGCCGGCCATCAGGATGGCGGCGGTGGTGACGCCAGGCGGCCATTGCAACGCGGGGGTGCGTAGCAGGGTGCGCGCTTCGTCCAGCGACATGCGCACCACTTCGGCTTCAAAGAAACGGCCCTTGCCAGGACCGGAATCGCCATCCCACCCGGACGGGTGTTTGACGAACAAGCCCTTGCCGGGCAGCGTGCGCGCGAAGTCGGCCAGCAACGCTTCATCGAATACTTCATCGTCGCGGTCGATAGCGTTGTGCGCCAATGCGAACGTGCGAACGTACAACTGATCCGCGGGGAACTCCGCCAGGGTGAAGCCGTGGATGCGCGCAAGCTGTTCCGCCGATGGATCACCGGCGGACTTGATGCGCAACGACAGCGACTTGTGGCGGGCTGCGCTCACTTGGTGCTGACCTCGCCCACCGGCTTGATGTTGTGGCGGCGCCACTCGGCCTTTTCGATATCCAGCGGGCCGGTGTAATCGGGCGTCTGCCAATCCGGGGTTTCATCGGCGGCGGCCTCCACGGGCTTTTCCGCGAACGGGTCACCAACGCCAGCAGGCGGGGCTTCGGCGGCAACCAGTGCAGCGTCGATAGCTTCCAGCGCACCCTTGCGGTTCGATTCGCTGGCTTCGAGTGCACGCAGTTCGTGCAGTTCGGCGGCGGTCAGCGCACCCAGCAATTCCGACATTTCGGCGATGGGCAGGTTCTGGACTTCGGCCAGGTTGGTTTTGTTTTCGCTCACTTCATGCCCCTTCACTCCGGTAACCCCCCGCGAATCAGCGGGGATATGGACGGGATGAAGGGTTACAGGCCCGGGTGCGTGCTGTCGGCCCGGCTACTTGACGGCGGGCAAAATTCGTCAGTCAACAGCCGCCAGTGCGCACCGGCAGTTCGGATGGGAATCACGCACCGGCACCGGTACATCGGCGATGGCGTACGGCCCGGCTTCTGCCAGTTCACGGCAAATGCGCGACACCTCGGAATCCTCCGCCGTCAGGTAATCCACCAGCGTGGTGCCTTGCTCGCGCATCATCACCAGGCTGCCGTCTGACTGCGCCATTGCAATTTCGCTGCGCGCCAGCCGTTCCCAGTTGTATTCGCCCGCGTCGAATCGCTGCGACAATTCCCGCGCCACGTTCACCGGGTTCTGCCCGTCGAATTCGCCGGACGCAAGTGCGGCCACTATGCGTTGGCGGAACGTGCGGGCCACGCCGTCTTTCACCATAGCCAGGCCCGTGGTGATGAACGTCGCGCGTGCTTCCGCGCGCATGGCTTCAATGGCGGCGGCTACCACGGGATCATCGGCCCAGCCCTTGCGCCCTGCGGCTTTCGCAGGCGTGCTGGCGTCCGCATTCTCGATTCCGCGATCCCACGCATCCAACTGCCCCGCCAACAATTCCGGGCGTAGGTCGCGCACCTGCTGTTGACCCAACAGCAGCAGATCCGGCAACTGGTCCTGGTCAAACGTGAAGGTGTCGGCCAGCGGCAAGTTCAGGCCCAGCCGTGTCAGCACTTCACCGCGCATGCGGTTCCACACGCCCAGCATGCCGCCGATGGTTTCAGCCTCGATGCGGGGCAGTGCCGGGTCGTCAATGGCCCACGCTTCCCCTTCTCTTTCGTCGTCGGCCGGTGCCTTGCGTGCTTTTGCACGGCGGGCACGCACCGAACGCAGGTTGTTGTCGATGCCGCGGCCCGTGGGTGGCGGTTCCGTGTTTCCGGCTTCGTTCTGCATCATTTCGGTCTGGGCATTCAGGAACCGCGCCCGCGCCTTGCGCTCTTCGTCCATCAGGTTCGGCAGGCGCTGCACCAGATCCCAGTCGCCCGGCTTCCACGTGCGGCCACGCGCACGCAGCATGGCGATAATCGGTCGCTCCAGCCCAGGCTTGCGCAACTCGAACCGCGTCTGCGATTCCTGCAACACCACCACGGACTGTTGCTCGCCGATACCGGCGGCTTGTGACCAGGTGATGCCCAGCATCCACGGCGGCAGGCCGAACGCGGACACGATCTGTTCAAGCATGTGACGGGCGGGCGCCTCGATTTCCAGCGCGATGCCCTGTGCGCCAATGATTTCCAACTTGATTTCATCATCGGCAGCAGCAGCGGTGGCCAGGTCCACGCTGTTGCCGCGCGACTTGCCGGTCAGTGCCTTGGCCAGGTTCGTGGCGATGGTGTTGGCGCGCTTCAGCGCATCATCCGCACTGATCTTGCGATTTTTGGTGGCGTAGTGCACGTGGAACGGCGGGTCGCCGAAACGTTCCCACGTGCGGCCACTCGCGTTTTCCAT